GTAAAATACGATGTCTGCACCTTAGCACTGATAGTTAGGCAGTCGAAACTACGTGCACCAGCCCAGCATTTATGCACTAACCCTTCCGTATCTCCATACCAATTACACTCATGTCCAGTACTTATTCCATTAGGGAAGGAGAACTGTGTGATACCTTTAATCTCATCCTTGCCTTTGAATGTGATACAGATACCACCACCTGACATGCACACCTTGTACTGGTTTTTCTCCCTATTAACAGTGGCACACTGGATGGTGTCCCTACCACTTAGATACGTACTAAGTATATTCCTAGATATACTATTAGCTGAGAAGTCTCCATAGGCAGCAGTAGTCTGTAAGGTGCTAACCCCTCTATCATCGCAGAACAGGATAGTGCCTAGGATACGTTGAGCTGTATTCCATATGGCCCCTGAGCGAGGAGAGTAGGTATCGCTGACAAAGTTAACTCCAGATGATTGATCTATATTACTCTGTTTTAATACTTTAATCTGGCTCTCACAGAATACTATCATGGAGGATGGAGCTACTATAAAATCAGTAAAGGTATCCTCGAAGTACCAGTGGCCTGATGCGGAGATACTAGGGTCCCACGCCTCTGCATCGGATACAGGGTCTAATCCTGGGGCTGAGAAGAATAGGTTACCCTTCTCGTACCCTAGGAAGATACGCTGATTCCAGAAAAGAGGGATAGTGGGGAATTCAAGTTCTGGTAGTGTATCATGTGTAGTAAAGTTTATAGTAGATACAGTGACCACTGGTGTAGCTGAGTCATCCATGTGCACTATCACAGCGTAGGCTAGCCCATTACATAGGCAGACTACTTCATCATTCTCATGCAACTCTTGAATCCTACCCATAGCTACTTTATAGGTACCAGAGGGATTGTCAGGGGTTCCAGTGCTATCAGGGATATTCTTACTGTTGCCCCACCCAGAAACCTCAGTACCGTCGGTCTTTACATAGTACAACTCATGTGTTCCAGCTGGGTCACTCTCTCTAATGGCCCATAGGTAGTCCTTGTACTCAAAGACTGAGAGGACTGGTCCTGTGCCTGGGACAGCTATGATTGCATCTCTAGCTTCTGTACGAAAGTAGTCACCATCAGTAGGGGCAGTGGTAGTCCCAGTAGCGTCTGTACAAGTTGTCATACCGTCCCACAACTCATACTTAGCCCCTGGTTGTACATCAGCGCACTCTAACACATCCCCTGTTACTATCATCACTCCGTCATCGTCGAAGTATACTTCAGTTTCAGAAGCTAGCGTTGTGCCATCGTATCTCTCATAGCCATCGACCACCTTGAGTCCTGAGTATGGGCCATCAACGAGTTCCACATTATCACAATAGTACAGCTCCGAAGCATTGAGCTCCAGAGCTGACTTATTCTCATTCAATCCACTGTTGAAGAAGATTGACTTGTTACTCATGGGGTTGAAGTTCATATAATACTCCTAGTCCTGATACGCTGTGAGGTTACATACTCCCGCATTAATTGACCTAGGCCCTTCTCGTATTCCATCTGCCACTGTTGATACATCCCGCTATCTTGTGTAAAGGTAGCGAATGCTGCTAATCCTGCATATACTAAGATATTGTGGTAGTTCTCTGGCAGCGCTGGTATATTTAAGTTAGGACTAAAGAATTCCCCAGGATTCGCTGGATCTGGTTGAGCTGTAAATAAGTCTTGAACTTGGGCCCTATAATAGATGTCGAAGTTATAAGCATCATCTGGGAGGCCTAGGTATATAGTGTTATTATGTGGATCGATAGTAAACCAAGTAGGCTTACTCTCAGTGGTATTGTCTATGTATGGGAATTGTTCTGGGTTTTTGTATATCAGTGGCTCGTGATCTAAGAAGAACGAGTCTTTGATGTAAGTGCCCAGTGTATCTTGATCTTCGTCAGCTAAGGTGAATACCTCTGCTACTGTGTATGTTTCTTTACCTTGTGTACAGTTGAACAGGGAGTACCTCCTTATCATAAAGGTCCAACTACTCCTAAGGTTCTGTAGTGCAATCCACTGCTCATTAACTCCCTCACTGATCTTACGCTGTAAATCCTTAGTACTCTCTACATCAGAGTAGGTACCGTGTAGCCCACTTAAGCTATTTACCCTCTGGCAAATCGATAGGAAATTCATTTATATTCCTCCTTATTCTGAGAGTAAGTCTAGGAGCTCTTCCTTCTTGATATTGCCTTTAAACTCTAAACCCTTCTCTTTAGCTTCTTCTTTAAGTTCTTTGTAGGACTTAGCATCCTCTAACTCTTCTTTATTAACCTCGATAAAATGCGGGGCTGTGTGTAACAACTGCTCTGGGAATACACAAAGTCTCCCACCTCTACGCATATCTTTAACTATAACAGATTTCATTGATATCCTTATAAAGAAATGGCCCTACCTAGAGAACTAAGTAAGGCCATGTTTAGATTATATTATACAGATACTACTGCGAGTGCAGCTGCGGTAGGCTGTACAACTCTGCGACCATACACTTGAAGAGAACGATAGTACTTACCGAAGTCATCAGGGATAGGAAGTACCTCACTCTCAATAATCTGAGATGCAAAGGAACAGAACTGGCTGTTACCTGCAAGAATAGAGTGAGTGGTGGTGGTAGAAAAGATAGGCATATTATTCGTAACATAGATCTTAGAACCATCTACTTCACCAATAAGACCGGTACGGATAACACCAGTACCATCGCCAGTTACATCAGCTTGTCTCAAGTCACTGAGCTTAATCAATGCTGCTACAGCTGGATTCATGCAAAACCAATTACCCTCGGACTTAGCTTCGGCAAGAGCTGCATTCATCTCTACCAAAGTAGCCTGGATATTAGAGACGGTCAGTGCTACAGGAGCAGCATTAGTTCCGAGGTTATAAGCAGCGGATACAGCACCAGCAGTGGCTCCCATATTACTAGAGTCAACTAAGGTGCTAGTAGTGCTAGCTGGCTGAGTGGCTAATCCACCAACCATGTAGTTAAACATCTCAGAATCGATAAGCTGCTTCATACTCTCCTTAGCAGCCTCTTGGAAACGATTAGGGAGACCGATATCAGATTGCAGCTGATCCACAGTATTAATGCGGAAAGAGTTGGACTTCATCTGATCAATGAGCATAGTCTGCGCATCTTCTACGGGTACTTCGTAAGTCAGTGTACCACCGATGACATAATCATTGGAGGCCACAGTAGGATCTTTACGAATAACTACGCTATCTCCAGAGGCCTTAATGTCCCCTTCGTAGTCAGTGTTACACAGCTGAACTGCTGTACTTTCGTTATAAAATTGAACCAAAGTCTTCTTAGCAAAGATCTCTGGGATAAATCGTGAGGGTTCTCCTGAGGATGCTGTACCATAAGATGCATAATGATCGTGGGTAGTATCTCCATAATAACCGCTAGTAATCGAACGTGCCATTTTGTAACTCCTTATTTATCGAAGTCGACGCCTCCTTTCGTTGTGAGGGCTTTGTCGATCTCTGATTGTATTTGTTGTTGTACCATCTCGTTGCCCTTAAAGGCTCCTCTAATGGAGTCCTCATAGAACTTATCAATGTAAGAGCCAGGCATTGCCTCAACGCCTTCTCCCACTACGCTAGCCCCAGTAGAATTCGTAGGTCCTACCTTCTCAGCTAACTTCTTCTTGCCTGGATTACTTGTATCATAGAAGCTCTGCATAAACCCAGCAACCCGGCTAACATCACCATTCTGCTCAGCTCTGTGCAAGAGTTCTTGTCTGGTATATCCACTGTGCTCATCAACATCACTGAGGTAGCTGATGAACTCTGGGTCAGCATTAATACTCTGCCACTCTGGGACTAACTTATCCAAAGAATTAAGGAAGGTATCGTAGGTTCTCTCAGAATCTCTCTGCTGTTGCCTAACTTGTTCCTCAGCCTTCTCCTTCTTAAGTTCAAGCAATTCCTTTCTGAGGGGATCTAGTCCATTCTCAGAGACTTTCTGGGATGCCTTCTTAATGATGTTAACAGCCTCATCTCCAATCACATCCCTATCTTCATCGGTGAAGACTCCATCAAAGACATCTGGCTTCACCACTTCTCTACTCTGTAACTCTTCGATCTGCTGCTTCAGCTGTTCTATCTGTAGCCGAGATTCATGTTTAAAGGTATCACCGGAAGCCTTGAGTCCTGCCATCCTTCGGCTATTCTCTTCATACTTCTTCTTCCAGTCATTTCTCTTCTTCTTCTCAGGGACATCTTCGATGACTTCTCTTTCTTCCTCAGTAGCTTTAGGTTGTACGACCTCAGGGTTACTCTCGGCTTCAATCTCAGTCTTATCTACTTTGTCCTCTTCTTGATGAGCTTCCGCATTTGTAGGGTTCATCAAAGCTTCCATCTCTTCTACTTCTCTTTGCAGCCTATCTTGAATACTCATACATCCTCCGATGTAGCAGGGTTACTAGGGCTTACCTTAACGGCAGGGTCTTCGTAGCTTACTTGATTACGTTCAATACTTCTTCTACTATGTATACTAAACCTTGATTCCATCGAATGGCTCCGTGCTCTGGAGACATCTTCAGTACTTTTAAGGCATTGTCTAACTCTTTCTCTAGGATAGCTACGAGTACTCTGTTATCCACGGCTCTTAGCTTATCCCTCTCTTCTTTGGTTACTTGCATACTCCTCCATTTCTCCGTTAATAAGTATCACTGGGAGGGCAGTGGAGGAGCTGCTGTTCGGTAATTAACCTATCCCAGTAATTTTGCGGGCGGTAAGCCTAACTATTAATTGACCTTATCATGCCCCGGGGTTCCTATAGTTTTAAGACTCAGAGCGATCTCTCTATTCTTACTTTCTCTCTTCTGCTCTACGCTATCCTTGTTACCCATGTACCTAGCTTCAATCTCAGCTTCCTTCAGTACTAATTTGCCCTGTTCAATCTGGAAGTCCTGAGCATTCTCCTCAGCATCCACTTGGATACCCTGTGTCTTAGTCTGCTGTGTCAGCTGGTTATTCTGAGCTGTACCCTGCATTTGGATAGTTGCTACTTCTACAGGGATATTAATCTTCTTCATCTCTAATTCCTTAGCAGCACCTGCGCCCTCAGCTTGCTTAGCCTCTCTTTCCTTCAGCTGCATCCTACTAGGTACGATGTTCTCTGGAAGATTAAGATCCTTAGCCATGGCCCTGAGTAGTTCTGCTCTACCCTCTACACCCATGAGCTCTTGGTCCTTGGAGTTAGCTGTAATCTTTAAGAACTCATTCCTCTTCAATTGCTCAGCTGCCTTATTAGTTAAGGACTGAGAGCCAATGGCTACTACACTGATATCACCAGTATACGTACCCTCACTCTTAAGCATAGTATGGTAGAACTCTTGTTCTACCCTAGGTACGATTACACCAGTGTCGATATGTCTGATGCAATCTTTGATGGTCTTAGTACTCTGTTCCAAGAGCATTGCCATCCCAGAGGCTGTGCCACCAGCGCCCTGCATATTAGTCTGGCCACCGTAGATATATCTGGGTATCCCAGTAGTTTGATCAGCTAACTCTAAGAAACGATTAAATACAGCTAATAACTCATTAGCATTCGATGGTATATTAAAGAAGTCCAGTGGTCTCCCGCTATTACCAGTAGGATCAGATTTTACTTGCCATACCTTGCCACCATAGATCTCATCAATATCCCCGTCATCAGCTAAGCGATCAACTGTAATCATGCATTGTGGAGATGCGCTGAGTCCTAGGTTCAATGCTAAGGCCCTTACAGTAGCATTGCATAACCTCTGCTCACTATCCATAACCTTAGGTAAGGACGTACCCCAGAAGGAGCCTGGTCTACGTTGAAAGGATGCGAAGTAGTATGGATGTCTCCCAAGTGGATCATCGTTAACACAGACTTTAGCTACCTCATTGCCAATCATAATACACTCTACATTGGCTATAGCACCTGTGACATTGATGTTCTCCTTAGTTAATACAGAGACTGGGACGTATCCGAACCAATGAAGGCCTTGTATCTCACCCTCATCAGTGTCTCCTCCTTTATCCTCGTTATCTACGATCTCTTGATCTACGCTGTTATTAAGGACAGACTGGGTTCCAACTGGTCTCTCAATGGCATTACGTAATACTCCCTCATCATACCCAGGTACACCAATCAAATCATTGATATCCTTTGCACTGAATCGTAATTTCTCTATAAAGGAGGATTGATCTGGTGCCGGGTAGAAGTCTAGTGGATTGACCCTCCTGTTAAAGAAGATGAACTCCTCTGAGACTACTGGTTGCCCATTGCTCCAAGATAATCTACCTCTCTTAGTTACGATAGGGCCCTTGAGGATAGCAGTAGGTGACCAAGAGAAGTCAGCTATCACAGCAGAGAGGGCTTTGTAGAAGGAGCCTTCCTGTAGATTATCATCGATCTGCCTCTCGATCTTAGAGAAGGCATGGACAGCCATGAGTCTAACTTCTTCAAGCATTGACTTCTCTGCATCACGCTGCTTCTCATTTATCTCTTTGATACTGGCTAAAGCCTGGGACTCTTCGCCCTCCTTAGGCTCTTGTACATCTCCCAGCTTAGCATAGTACTCAGCTATCTTCTGGGTAACTTCCTGGGGTAATTCTGGAGAGGAAGTAGGTTCGATGGAATATGGCTTCTCTACGCCAACTAAGATATCCTTCATTAACGCTGCCAAGGCACGACACTTAGCTGAGGTGATACCTACGTAAATGGGAGAGGAGCCTTCCGCTGCTATACGAGATAGGTCCTTATCAGAGTACTCCATATTAAAACTGCGAAGTGAGTCCTCAATTTCTCCCTCTATGCCACTGCTCTGTCTATTACTATCATAATCAGAGTACTTACGTAGGATGTACCCAGCTAGGGAGTTCTCATCTATAGAGGGACTAGCCTCTTCCATTACTTCTACTACCTCAGGCTTCATACCACCTAAGCTATCATCTTGTATCATCATTACCATAGTTTATACCCAGTTCCTTCGTTTGACCCTATTTATATTCCTTGGTTTAATATTGCTGCCTATGTACCCATATACGAGTGGGGCGAATGTCAAAGCTATTGAATCTGTAATATCAGGGGAGGGTAGACCCATCCTCTTAATCTCTCTCTTACTGAGTAGCATTATCTGCATCTTCTGATTATATGTATACGCTGTACTATTAAGCTGAGATAGTAACTCTGAGTCATCTATTATATCAGCTCCATTGTACAGCCAGTCCCTCATCTCACCGTATATCTGTGCTCTGAGGTTACCATACATCTTAGGATTAGATGGCTTCTGGGATACAATGACCTCCCTAGCTGGGAGTCCTAGTTCAACCATCCTATCATATGTACCTGCCCCGACCCCGATAGCATCTACCATGATAGAAACTGGGTGCCATGCAGCTACGTAATCAACTGCCTTAGCTGCTACCTCCATAGTACTTAGTCCATTATACTCTGTAATGTCCAGTAACTTAGGCCCTTGCCTAGCTACGAATACTGTGCTATCTGCTCCATCCCTAGCGATATCTAGGCCAGCTACTATGGGGTACTCATTATATGTAGCTATGTCTAAGTTATTACGTACGGCTTCCTCTATATAATCAGAATCGAAGAATTGGTTCTCTCCGAAGCGACCAAAGGTGCCTAGTACTCGTATCTTATAGTTATCACTGTCCTCTCCGTACTGCTCTGCCATATCCTGAATCCAAGCATCCGAGGATTGCGCTGAATCAAGGGCATTAAAGGTAAGACGATCCCACCTCTTGTTCTCCTTAGCGAAGATCTCGTAGAAACGACCATGATTAAGGACTGGGTTAGCTGTCATTAAGAAACGGGAGGTACTTGAGGAGCCTAGTGTACCTAGTAAGGTATCAAAGACCTTCTCAGTGATGCCATTGGCCTCATCTGCTATAACTGTGTAGCTAAGTGAGTGACCACCTTGTAGAGAGGTAAGGTTACTGGGTGACCCTGTGACCATATTAAGTACCTGATAGGGTCTTCCTTTGATGTAGACAGACTCCTTGAGGATCTCGAAGAAGTCTTGGAATATCTTAGGCATCTTACTGTGCCATTTGAGGAATTCCGAATGGAATACACGGGAGAGGAGCTGCGAGGAGGGCGCTGTAACTAAGATACGGCAGTCCTCATCTGTTAGTAGGAAGTACATGGAGAGCCATACTAATGTAGCTGTCTTACCCGCACCCTGACTACTTTTAACTGCTACCCTGGCATGCTGTTTAGTAGCGCAGGTAACTAGTGCTCGCTGTTGTGAGTCTAGGGTGACGCTGAATAACTGTTCAATGGCCTCTATGGGGTGAGACTTGTAGTGAGCTAAGAGGGTGACTAGTTTATCATTGATATTGGCATTGGTATCACTCATTGACTACACTATATGTACTAGGAGTAGTATTGGTCATCTCTATGAGTTGGTCCAGGGCATCGGATGGGTTGATTGTTTCTACTGTAAGCTTATCAGAATAGGCTGATACTGTCTTACCTAGTAATTCTAGGGTCCTTAAGAGTAACTGCCTCTCCTTGTTACCAAGGTACTCATAGCTATTCAACTGTTCAAGCTGCTCTAAGAGGGATGACTGGATAAACTCTGGGCTTACATTACTATCCACTAGGGATTCCTTAGTCAATCTCTTAAGCTCAGTCTTCACAGTAGACAAGGATCGTAGGTACTGACCCTTGAGCTTATGTATATTCTCATTAGTCTTAGCAGCATTGACTACTTTACCTATATTGTATAGCCCAGACTCTTTGAGTGCTTGGACATTATCCTTAGTTAAGTAGTAGCTATATGCATATACTAGATCAGCCTCTTCATCTTCGATCTTCTTAAGCATCTCATCACATATGTAGCTAGGCTTCCTATAGTTACTCTGCAGTCTATTCCTAGTACCTAGGTTCGTAGTCTCTATGAGGCTGTGCAGTTCCTTGGATGCGGTGAATTCCTTGTAGAACTTAGATATGAAGGATTCAATTGTCTTTCTGGGTACCTTATACTTCTCAGCTATCTCGGTAATCGAGGTACTCTCAATGTAATCTCTGAGGATCTGGTACTTGTCCTCTTTTTTCAGCGTAATCAATGCAGGTTTCCTAGTCATCTAAGCCCTCCCAGCTTACATAGTATACCCCTGTATACAAAAATGGCGGGGTAAGCCTAACGTATCCCGGTATCCTACTAACGAGGAGGTCGGCTTATGCTTGGTATACCTAGATTCCCAAAATTGGGGGCGTAGAGAGCCGGGGGGCTTAATCCCGCGAACGGGGGATCCCAATCTTCTCAAGGGTGCATACCCCCTCGGTATACAATGCCCCCCCTTGGATACCCTGACTCCGGCGAATTAAGGAGGGGTGTAGGGAGAACGATGGCTCCCTACGAATCACCACCCACCTATCAGGAGAATTACAGATGAAACCTACATTCACCGAAGCAGTAATCGACCCTTACACCTTGGATATCATAGTCGAGGAAGGAACCACAGTAACGAAATGGATACTGAAGAATATCTTTGAGGGCTTAGGAATTGACGTAGTAAACATAGATGGGAATGAATGTCACCTACTCTCTGTAGATAAGTAACCTGCTTCCAGCGTATCCACCGGATACGCTGGGACTAGATTATTAAATTGAGACTGCACCTAAGAGAACCTAGGTATCCACCGGATTACGAGT